ATTCTCAATATAATCAAACCAGCTATAAAAAATATCGTAAAAAAACTTACAAAGAAGAAAGATAAGGTAGAATAATAATCCGTAGATGAGTTTAATACCCGTGGCTTATCTACTTTAATTTGTGATTATGTGGTAATACCTGATTAGCCTTCGGCACTAAATAAATATCCTTACAAATATCAAAAAATGGGCTTGATTCAGCTATTAAAATACCCTCCTGTTTCAATTTTCCGCACTCTCGGATTCTTGCAATCTGCCAATCAAGCCTTTTGTTTTCTAGCACCTGATTTTGTATAGCTATTTGTGTATCGGCAGCAGATTTACATTGATTTTGAAATCCTCTATCTAACGGAATACTAAAGGTGGCTGATATTCCAAAGTTTAAAGCATAGCTATCTTTATTCGTTCCAGAATAATTCTTCTGCTGATAAAGAATATCCCCTGGATTATCTGGTGTACCATCTGGTATTGGGTTGCCGTCATCATCAAAATCGCCCACTAAGTCTGTTGGATCGTACACGGGTGTTTCATAATAATCTCGATAAGGCTTACGATAATTAGCTCCAAAAGTAGTGAATGGGCTAATAGATAGGGTAGGCCCTTGGCATACAATATTCCCACCATACTGATTAGTTGTCATATTACCTGTCAAAGTTTGCACGGCCATATTCGTAACCG